CTCGAAAGGAACACCTACAAGAGACTAACATCTCTTGTAAAGAGCCTTCCGACGGAGCAGTCGGGTGCGCCCTCCCGAAGAGGAGTGCGTACCCACCGGCACCGTGGAGGCGATATGTCTCCACTCCAGCAAGTTTGGACAGCTTGCTGGAGCGGTCTTGTCCTGTCTGGCTGGGATTCGATGCGCGTGGCTTGGTTCCTTCATCAATGGGCCTGTAGGTCCGCCCCTAGGGGCGTTGCCTATCAGGTCGATTGTGTGAAGAAGCTTTGCCACAACATTCGTGGGGCCTCTCTGCACTCCAAGAGGTGGAAGGTGCAGCCGTGTGGCATCCGAAAGGATGTCGTCGACTGCCTCTGCCGCCTGGCAGTACGGAGCCCCGAGAATGGTTTCGCCTTCACCCGACTCTCTAGGTCGTTGCCGGAACCTCCCGCAAGGGAGGCGACCCGGCACCTTCAGAGTGCGGCGATGATGGCGAGCACACCGTTTCCCACATCGGCTGCCGCTTTGGCCTCCCTCAGGTCGTTCGTCTCGCTCTCGGAGCGAGCACGACGTAACCCGAGGGGACCAAGGCGGCTTCCCTCCTCCAACTCTTCCTGTCTCGAGTGGCCTGCCACTCGCGGCGGGATCGATGGCTACCTTGAACACCTCGGGCACGGGCTTGAGGAGCGTGGCGCCACGCAAGCTGAGTTCTCTCAGTTCGCTGGCGACTCTCTTGGGGCATTCTGCCTCTCGAGAGCGCGTGTCGTCCTCAGGCCGTGTTCGGGTGTCAGTGAAGACATGAGGGAATCTTATCGCTGTGCGGGGTTGCTGGCACTCAGGGCGGAAGGGAAACCTTTCGTCATGAAGGCAACCGCGCTCAGGGCTCCCGGTTATAAGGTGCGCGTCGTTGGTGTTCCCGACGCGCGGACCTTTGTAGAAGGGAGCTGGATTCGCGAGTCGTCCCGTCTGTTGCCTCCTGGGCACTGGACGATCAACTCCGAATCCCGTGAGATTCCCAATGGTCTTCACTACCGCTGCGGGCACACCTTCCGCTCCTTGGACCTCTCCAAGGCAACAGACGGGTTGTCGCACGCAGCGGTCGAGGTAGTCATCGAAGCGCTCGTCCGCCGTGGGGCGATCCGTTCTGCGGATCACCTTATGGCGAGACGGTCGCTTGGGTTGGTGGGGAACACAACTTGGAGCTTTCCCGATCCGATCGGGGAAGTTGTGTTCTCCAGAGGGAGTCCGATGGGCACGCCTCTCAGCTTCATAATTCTCTCTTGGGTGAGCGCTTGGGCGGTCGGCAAGTTCAGCCGATCCTTGACCCACGGGGACGACGCAGT